ATACTTGGTAAGTGGGCAAGTGGTAGCGGTGCAATATACAAGAGATTTATAACAGAAGAGGATAGATATGTTGTAGACAATTGGGAAAGAAATGATTTAGTTGATTATGCGATAGGTATTGACTTTGGTGAGAATGTTTCCGCCACCACATTCAAGTTATTAGGGTTGCAGAGAAATTACAATGGGATCGTGGTGCTCGAAGAGGAGCATATAAAGGAACACAAAGACACAAAGTTATTGCAAGACCAATTTATAACATTCTTAAAAAAATGTTTAGCTTCAGGGTGGCGGATAGACAGAGCTTATTATGACTGTGCTCAAAAGACACTTGGTGAAAGCTTGAAGAGTGCGGTTGCGATGGCTGGGTTGCCTTGTATAGTTGAGCCTTGCATAAAGGAAAAGATAACAGAAAGGATACAACAAGAAATCGTGTTGTTTGGTGCATATCGGTTGCACATATTAAAGAGGTGTGAATGGAGTATCAAAGCATTTAAAGAAGCTGTATATAAAGAGAACAAGGAAGAGCGACTTGACGAGGTCAGCCCAGAAAACCCAGTCGATGATTTAGATGCTATTGAATACGCATTTTATAAATGGAGTAAAAATTTAATGGCGAGAGCCTTATATGGAGGAGAAAGTAGATGACACCAAAAATAGCAACAGTTGTAAGTGGATATTTGACAAGGAAGGGATACAATACGCCTTATATCAATTATTTTGAGAAAATACAGGAATATTTGAGTTGGTATCGTGGAGATACAAATTGGCACTCATATCGTATTTGGAACGGAAAGAAAAGGTTGTCAAGAAAGAGATATAGTCTTGACATGGCAAAGACAGCGTGCGAAGATATGGCAAGTTTGATAGGCGTTGAAAAGATTGAGCTGACATTCGATGACAAGAACGCAGAAGAATTTGTAAATCAAGTATTGTTAGATAACGATTTTAGAATGAACGCACCGCAGTTGTTTGAGCTCATGTTTGCACTTGGCACTTGTTCTTTTGTAGCAAGTTTGCAAGGCGAAGGAATTGTTATTGATTATATTCATGGTGACATGATATTCCCTTTGAAGTGGGATAATGGTAAGATAACAGAGTGTGCGTTTGCAACAGTAGGTGGCGAAGATGACAAGATTGCCTATACAGTCATATTCTATACAAAGGGCGAAGATGGAAACTATGTTATAAAGAAGATTGGGCTTGATGCTGATGGTGGCGAAGTGATGACGCAGGGCGATATTGACGATGCCGAAGAAATTCCAACAGGGTCAAGTGTTCCGCAGTTTGCAGTTTGCAGAACAAACATTGTAAACAACTATGATAAAACAAGCCCTTTAGGAATGAGTATTTTTGGAAATGCAATCAATGTGTTGAAAAGCATAGATCAAACATTTGATGGAATACACAACGAATTCAAAGAAGGGAAAAAGAGAATATTCATAAAGAGTGGGTTGCAATCAATACGAATTGATGATGATATTGCAAATAATACAAGAATTTATGACCAGATAGACAGCAATGATGTCGAGTTCTATCAAGTTGATTGGACTGGGGAACATCAAGACAAGCCACCAATTTATGAAAGCAATATGACTTTGCGTGTGAACGAATATCAGCAAGGAATGGAAATGTTATTAAATATGTTCTCAAAGAAGGTAGGACTTGGCGAGAACTATTACACATTTGAGAAAGGTGCAGTGCAGACAACCGCCACCGCAGTTATAAGTGCGAAGAGTGATTTGTTTAGAAATATAAGAAAGCAAGAGTTGGCTGTTGAAAATGCTTTGATAGGACTTTCAAGGGCGATACTTGATTTGGGCAACAGGTTAGGAAATAACTTCGATGTAAATCAAAAAATCACTGTAAACTTTGATGATAGTATTATTGAAGATACAGAGAAAACGCAACAGGAAGCAATGGCTGAATACAATGCAGGGTTGATTGACCAAGTTGAGTATATTGCAATAACTAGAAGAATGACAAGAGATCAAGCCGAGAAGTTTATTGCAGAGATGAAAGCAACAGATACGATGAAAGAAGTGGAGAGCTTACTGAATAATAACTTTGGAGGCATTTAGTGGATATAGCAAGTAGCAGACCACAGACACTAACAGAAATCTTGATGGATACGCAGACTGAAATAAAAGATTTAGTCAAGAGTGCGATGTTTAGTGTGGCGGTCATGATAACCTTTAATGAGAGGTTGAAGAAGTTGCTTGATACGAACTTGGCAGAGATAGAAGATGAAGAGTTGCGTGAGAAATATCGAAAGTCGCTAGAAAAATTTGCATTGGCAGAGTATAGAACTATGATAAATTTATTAAATTTAGGAGTTTTGCCAATTATTTTAAGTTTTTCTGCGTATAATATAACAGAAGCTGAAAAAACAGGACTTCAAAAGAAGCTAGATGTCACATTGAGAGGGTTAGGGAAGGCTGATGTAAATAAAGCATTTTCTCAACTTGGGAATTCGCAAGCAAAACAATCATTTGGGCAGAGTGTGTATAATTCGAGTGAAATGGTTATGCGAGCAGACGAACAAAAAGAAATGGTGCAAAAATTGAAAGGCAAAACAAATCTCGTTATATGTGATACTCATAGCGATTGCTCTGATAGATGCTTTCCTTGGCAAGGTAGAGTTTATAGTTTAGATGGGACAAGTGGAGTCACAGATGATGGACGAAAGTATGTTCCACTAGAAACCGCCACCGATGTTTATGTAACAACAAAGAGTGGTAAAACATGGCGTAACGGCTTGTTTGGGTTTAATTGCAGACATAAACTTGTCGAATATCACAAAGGAATAAAACCAAATGTTGTAACGAGGGCAGAACAACAGAAGCAAAAGCAACTCACTTCACAACAAAGGCTTTATGAGCGAGAGATAAGGAACGCAAAAGACAGAGCTAGGGCGTTTGCATTAGGGCAACAAAACGAAAGGCAGTTTGACCGAAATACAAGGGAATATATGCAAGAAAAAGCCGAGTTGTATAGAAACAAGGCGAGAGAACTCACAAAAGAGTATGAAGAATTTTGCAGAAACAACAACCGAGTTATTTATAGGTCAAGAATTAAAATTTAAAGGAGAAAGAGATGGAAAATTTTATCGGTTTAGTATTGTCAACACTTGATGAAGCAGGAATTGACACTTCAAATCTTACAGTAGAGGAAGCAATCGAACAATACAACGAACTTGTAAATCAAGTTGAAGAATTTGAAGAACAAGAAGAAGTTAGTGTTGAAGATGTTGCTGAGCAGGTAGATGAAGAGCCAGCTGATATTGCTAACGAACCTATCGAAGAGGTGGCGGAAGAAGCAGTTGAGGAAGAGCCTGTTGTTGAAGAAGAACCAGCAGAAGAAGCTGTGGAAGAACAAGAAGCAGAAATCACTGATGAAGAATATGTTGCTCTTGTTGCGGAACATAAAGATGAAATTATTGCGTTCTTAAAAGAAAAAGGCATTATTTAGGTAAAACGCTCGAAAGGGCTTTTTATAACACCGAACATTTAAGTGTATAAACTGCATAGGTTAAAGTCGGACACGACTATAAAAAAGGAGAAGATTATGTCGGATAATCAACAAGTTGAAACTGCAACAACTGAAAATGCAGGAGAGCAGGTTGTCGCTCAGGTTGAAGAACCTAAAACAGCAAGTAATGAGCCAAAGCAAAAAACTTTTACTCAAGAAGAAGTTGACAAAATCGTTGCGGAAAGATTGGCACGAGCAAAAAAACAACCTTCAAAGGTAAATGATAATTTGCAAAAGCAAGTTGCGAGTCTGCAAAATCAATTAGCACAGTATGAGATGGCACTTGCAAAGAGCAAGTATAAAATCGCACCTGACTATGAGAAATTTGTAGATTTTGAAGTCATGCACAGAACAAACAAAGAAGTTAGTTATGAGCAGGCATTAAAAGACTTCTTGGAGGGAGATGGGAAAAAATTCCTTCAAGTAGAGGAAGAGCCAAAAGTGGCAAAACAACAACCTAGACCAAAAAATTCAAACACGATGGAAAGTTCAACCCCAAATAGTGATTTGAGAAAAATGTTCGGGTTATAAAACAAAAAAAACAAAAAGGAGAAAAAGAAAAAATGTCAAACAGTATTGCATTAGCAGAAAAATATCAACCTTTGCTTGACGAAGTTTACAAGAATGCATCTTTGACTGGCGCTCTTGAAAGCAACGAAGTTAAGTTTGATAATTCAAAAAC